TTTCCTACTGGAAATGTAACAGCAGATAGATTTTTAAAAGTAGCTTCAGTATCAGGTTCAGGCACAACGGGTGTTGGACAATTATCATTTGCTGAAGTATCAGGCGGAACTTCTTGGCAAGCAGTAAAAACTTCTTCTTTTACAGCAGCTGCCGGTGAAGGTTATTTTGTAAATACAACTAGTAATGTTATAACTATGACTTTACCTGCTGGAGTTCTAGGAGAGGAAGTTGCTTTTATTGACTACGCAGGTACATTTGATTCTTACACTTTTACTGTAGCATCAAACGGTTCAGAAAAAATTCATGGTTCTACAGATGATTTAACAATTTCAACAGAAAGAGCAGCAAATACACTGGTGTATACAGATTCTACGCAAGGTTGGTTGCTAAAGAATAATTAATCATGGCAGATTATAAAGATATTGTTGGGACGGCAGTCCGAAATAATGCGGGTAATTTATCTGACGATCAAAAACAGCAAATATTTTATGATTCTACTAACTTAGATTTTAAATATAGACTAGCAAATGTAACCAGTGTTGCTTGGGCTAGTGGTGGTAATTTAGGCACCTCAAGACAATTTGTAGTAGGCGCTGGCTCGCAAGATGCTTCTTTAGCTTTTGCAGGAAATAAATCACCAGATAATAGAACAGGAGAAACAGAAGAATATAATGGTAGTAGTTGGACTGAAGTAAGTGACATGAACACAGGTAGACAGCAAACTGCTGGAACTAAAGTTTCTAATACTTCTGCATTAGCATTTGGAGGAGAGTATCCTGGTAATACAAACTCAGCTATAACAGAAACATGGAATGGATCTAGTTGGACAGAGGTTGCAGATATGAATACAGCTAAATATGTGCATGCTGGTGCAGGTGCGAGTAGTACGTCTGCTTTAGCATTTACAGGTTCAAGTGGTCCTGCAGATCTTACTCAAACAGAATTATGGAACGGATCTAGTTGGACAGAAGTCAATGATGTAAACTTAGCTAGAAGTAATTTAGGTGGAGCAGGAATAGCCACTGCGGCGCTAGCTTTTGGTGGATATGCTGACTCAACCTCTTCAGTTGTTGGCAACACAGAATCTTGGAATGGATCTAGTTGGACTGAAGTTAACGATTTAAACTCTGCTAGAAGCGATGCTGGTTCAGCGGGTCGCACATATACAGCTGCTTTATTTTTTGGTGGATCTCCCGGTTATGTTTCTTTAACAGAGAGTTGGAATGGAACATCTTGGACTGAAACAGCAGATTTATCGACAGGCAGACAAAGTACATCTGGTTCAGGAACAACTGATAGAGGTTTATGCGCTGGTGGCCGTACACCATCAAGAACAAATGCAACTGAAGAGTTTACTGCTGCAGGTCTTTCTATTGGAGCATGGGCAACTGGTGTTGCTGTAAATACTGCTAGATATGACGGAGCAGGGACTGGAACACGAGAGGCTGCTATGTTTATTGGTGGTAATGATTTTACTTCTGCAGACGCCTTAAATGAAATGTTTGATGGAACTACTTGGACAGAGTCCGCTGATATAAACACAGCTAGATGGGAATTAGCAGCTGCTGGACCTTCAACATCTGCATTAGTTGCTGGAGGTAGAACTCCTGCTAGTCCAAACGTATCAGGTACTGCAGAAATTTGGAACGGATCAGCTTGGACAGAAACAACAGATTTAGGAACACCAAGAAAAAAAGGTCAAATGACAGGAACAGATAGTGAAGCTACTTTATATTTTGGTGGTATAGATGTACCAAACAATAATAGAGGTTATACTGAAAATTGGAATGGTTCTTCATGGACTGAAGTTGCAGATATGAATCTTGCAAGAAATGGTTTTGGATCAGCAGGATCAGGTAATCCAGCGTCCCTAGCTTTTGGTGGTTATTTAAGTCCTCCAGGCAGTGCAGATAAATATAAAGCAGAAACAGAATCATGGAATGGATCGTCATGGACAGAAGTAAGTGATTTAAGCACACCAAGATCAGTTAACGCAGGCATGGGTGATACAGCAACTGAAGCTTTGTACGCAGGAGGTTATTCTCCTACCGCACCTAATGGTTATATAGCTAATAATGAAATTTGGGACGGAGTTTCATGGAGAGAAGTAGCAGATTTAAATACTGCAAGAGGTAATAATGCAGCATCAGGAACAAGCACAGCAGGTTTCGTTTTTAGTGGAGAACATCCACCTGGAGCAACGACTTCATCAGAAGAATGGAGTGGAAATACAATAACAACTAAGGTATTAACAGATTAAGGAGGAAACTATGGCAAAAACATATCAATACTGCGTAGCAGAAAACTGGGGAAAAGGATTTATCGATCACGATGAATCTTGGAGAATCACGTTTAAAGGCTTACCAGCTAATGTTTGGCAAGTTCCTGCATACAACAAACATGCTAACCTTTGGATTGCCAAAGTAGCGGGTGTCGTTAAAACAAAAGACGAAGCTCAAGCATTAGTTGATGCAGAGGTTCAAGCGGCTCAAGCTGCTTGGGATGCGTTACCTGAAGAAGAAAAAACAGATAACAATCTAAGACCTGCTGACATAACATTGGAGGACTAAAAATTATATGTCAACGTACCAAGGCATAAGAGGACTTAAAGTTCGGGATTATACAACTAACCCTGATAACCCGTTAGAGGGACAGCTATGGTATAATAAAACCGATCAAGCAGGTAAGTATCAAACACCTGTTGTCTCAACCGCTTGGAGAACAGGACCAGATGATGTCTCTCCAACAGGTAGATTTTACACTAATGATGCTGGATCGGCAACAAGTGCGTTTTCAGCTGGAGGAGAAGGACCTCCTGCATCACCCCCAACCATGAGAAGTGAGGGTGAAACATGGAATGGAACATCTTTTACGGCAACCCCTAACATAAACACTGGTAGATATAGTGCTATGGGTTATGGGGATGCATCTTCAGGTGGAATAGCCGCTGGTTATAATGGATCTTCAAATCAAACAGTTCATGAAACTTGGAATGGTTCCTCTTGGACTGAAACAACCGATATAAATACTGCAAGAAGATTTGTTTCTGGATCAGGTGTTACAAATGCAGCTTTAGTATCAGGGGGATTTGTTCCGCCAAACTCTGCTTTGTGTGAGTCTTGGAACGGAACAGCATGGACTGAAGTTGGAGATTTAAACTCTGCAAGATATTTTGCTAGAGGATTTGGAACATACACAGCTGCCATAGTGGCTGCTGGATATATTGCTAGTGGAGGTAATGCAATAGCATTAACAGAATCTTGGAACGGATCAGCATGGACGGAAGTTAACGATTTAAATGCTTCAAAGTATTCAGTGGGTGGTGGTGGAACACAAACATCTGGTTTAATTTTTGGTGGGTATGACGATCCTGTTTCTCAACAAACAGAATCATGGGACGGAACTTCATGGACAGAAATAGCAGACATGTCACAAGGCCGACAAGGTCTTTCTGGTGGTGCAACAAACAACACAGCAGCAATCGCATATTTAGGACACACTCCTCCAGGACAAACTGGTATTACTAGTGTCTCAGAAGAATTAACAGTGGACGCTCCTGTTGGAGCATGGACAACTACCACGGATATGAATAACTCTCTAGGTAATAGAGGTAGTATAGGAATTAAAACAGCAGCTTTGGCTGTAGGTGGTAGACCACCAACAACAGCAATTAATGAACAATGGAACGGAACCTCTTGGACAGAAGTTGGAGATATAAATACAGCGAGACACTCAATGTCAACTTCAGGAACTACTACATCTGCCATAATAAGTGGTGGAGAAAATGGTGGTTATAGAAATATAGTTGAGGAGTGGAACGGCTCTGCATGGACTGAAACAACAGATATAAATACAGCACGAGGAGAGGGCGCAGGTGCTGGAGGTAGTGCAGAAGGAGCTTTAATGTACGCAGGAGTATACTCTCC